TGGATCGAGGCAAACGCATTCGGGTTCGGGGAGCGGTGTTTCCTTTGGATGTGGAAACGCATAATCGACGAGATGCCGGAGGATTTCACGTTTTTGGAGATCGGTGTATTTCGTGGGCAGATCCTCGCAATCGTTGAATATTTGGCGACAAGATCCGGGAAGTTTGTCGAAAGGTACGGTATCACGCCGCTTGATTCGAGCGATGGGCATTGGGAAAGCGACTATCTATCCGACATCATGCAACTGCACGAACAATTTAAAATAGACAAACTTTTTGTCTTATTAAAAGGATCATCGACAGAACATAGGATTATAGAATTCGCGCGAAGCAAACTTGAATTGGATATTCTTTACATTGACGGCGGACACGCTTACGATGTGGTAAGATCCGACATCGAGCATTACGCGTCGTTGGTAAAGCCCGGCGGGTATCTGGTGATCGACGATTGCAATAATCGACTTGATATGCCGGACGGATATTTCCGGGGAATTGAATCAGTATCGAAAGCGGTGGACGAGGTATTTCCACCGTTCACGCAGAACGAGGATTGGGAGTATATTGGATCCGTAGTTCATAATCGAATATTACGCAGACGATGAAAATTCAAGAGGTCAAAATATCGGAGGTCAAAGCGAACCCGAACAATCCCCGGATAATTAAGGATGAAAAGTTTCGGAAGTTGGTCGAATCAATCAAGTCGTTCCCGGAGATGCTAAAACTCCGGCCGATCGTCGTAAATGTTGACATGATCGTTTTGGGTGGGAACATGAGGCTGAAGGCGTGCAAGGAAGCCGGAATGAAAACCGTTCCGATAATCAGGGCGGAGGATCTTACCGAGGATCAACAACGTGAGTTCATCATAAAGGATAACGTCGGATTCGGTGAGTGGGATTGGGAGGAACTCGCTAATAACTGGGAGGCGGAAAAGTTGGATGAGTGGGGATTGGATGTGCCGATATTCGATATTGCGTCCGATGATGATCCGGAGGAACCGAAAAAGGCCGAAAAATTGTGTCCGCATTGTGGTGAGGTGATATGATAAAAAACTGCGATATAACTGCGATATGCCGAATCCCGAAAACCTGAAACCATTTAAGAAAGGAAGCGACGTTCGCCGCAACGTGAAGGGCGCACCACGGAAGTATGTCACACTACTGAAGGCGCAAGGTTACCGCTTGGCGGAGGTGAACGACGCCATTCAAGTCATGCTATCCATGACGATCGAAGAGTTGGGCGAGGTCTGGAAGAATCCCAAAGCAACGGTATTGGAAAAGACAATCGCAGCGGCAATCCGCAAGAGTATAGAAAAAGGGTCGCTATATTCAATTGAAACATTATTGACGCGGGTCTACGGGAAACCACGGGAATCGATCGATGTCAAGTCGGAGGAAAAGATCGTGATCACCCTCGGAAAATAATTTGCACGAAACCAAAAATAAATTTGGAAGTTGTGTTGAAGATGTGTTATCTTTGATATATCAAAAAAACACACACTATGACACGCAATCAAATCGAATCAATCATTACTGATCTTGCAAAAGAGTACATCGCAAACTACGGGACTACTCATGCTGTTACGCTTGCACGCGATTATTGGTATGTTCGTGATGAAATTGAACAAAATCGCGACGATGATGCGGGCGTAACGCTTAATGATTACACGCGATGGATTGCGTCAACAATGAATGATGCGAAAAAGTAACACACTATGAAAGGAGAATCCGACATCGTGTCCGGCATTCAATCCATCCGCCGGGCTTACGATCATTGGCAAAGTTTTGTCCGGGAACGTCCGGGGTCACTCGCGGAAAAGATGTTCGGCGGATATTGCAAGCGGTTGGAGTGGATCGCGAATGATCTATTATCATGCCCACATTTTCCGGATCTTGTCCGCGATGGCATCCGGAAGGAGTGGCAATCGGATAATTTTAGCGTCCCGGCCATATCCGAAAAGGTGGCGTTACTCCCGGTGGATCAACGCGCGATCGTGGAGGACGTTATCGATCAACTTATTTCAGGAAAACAATTGGAAATTACAATCGAAATAAAAAATCCATGAACACGCCGGAGCATTACGACATGGAGATCCAACCGATCACCTACATCATGGCCAACGGTCTTGGATTCTGCGAGGGGAATATCGTCAAGTACGTTTCGAGGTACAAGGAAAAGGGCGGGATTGAAGATCTGAAAAAAGCGCGGCATTATTTGGATGTACTCATTGATTCAATTAAAAAATACGAATCATTCAGAAAAGAATACGAATCATACAAAGATAGTTTAAGTAAGTTGAGCGAATCCAAGTAATGCAAATCCAAATTGCTAACATACCGCACCCCGCACAACAAACCGTACTCGATTCGTCGGCACGGTTCCGCGTTCTCATGTGCGGACGAAGGTTCGGGAAATCATTGATCGCGCAAATCATAGCGCTCATGAAATGCGGGGAGGGTAAAAAAGTCGCGTATATCACGCCGACATATTTACTCGCCGGGGTATTTTTTGACGCACTCGCCAAGGAATTACCGCCGACGATATACCGGAATGGATCGGACAAGTTGATCGAGTTTAACGGTGGGCAAATCCGATTCTTCACCGGGGAAAAACTCGATCGCCTTCGAGGTCAATCGTTCCACACCGCGATCATTGATGAGGCATCATTCATTCCAAACCTCGAAAGCGGATGGCAAAACTCAATCCGCCCAACGCTTACCGATTATCGCGGGAACGCGCTATTCCTTTCCACGCCTCGCGGTAAAAACTACTTTTATTCCCTTTTCATGAAGGGAGACGGATCCGATTCGGACTGGCAGTCTTTCAAATATTCGTCGTATGACAATCCGCACATATCGGGAATGGAAATCGACGCGGCACGGGATCAACTCCCGGCGGACGTATTCCGGCAAGAGTACCTCGCCGATTCGATGGATAATGCCGCGAATCCGTTCGGGGGTACGTACATCCGTCAATGTATTTACCCAATATCCACCGCGCCGCCCGTTTGTTTCGGTGTGGATCTCGCGAAGTCCGTCGATTGGACGGTGATCATTGGCATTGATGCCAATGGCGGGGTATGTCATTATGAACGATTTCAGCGGGATTGGAGACAAACGAAACAAGCGATTTCCGCACTACCGCGGGTTCCGACGTTAATCGATTCCACGGGTGTCGGGGATCCGATATTCGAGGATCTCGCCCGGGACGGCCGTCCGGTGGAGGGGTACAAGTTTAGTTCGCAATCGAAGCAACAACTCATGGACGGGTTGGTAACGGCGATTCAGCAACGGATCATATCATTTCCAGAGGGGCAAATTACGCGGGAGTTGGAGGTGTTCGAGTACCAATACACCGCGCACGGGGTACGCTATGCTGCGCCGACTGGGTTCACGGACGACTGCGTTATGGCCTTGGGTCTGGCATGGCATAAATTTCAACGGTCGCGGACGACCGGGAAATATACTTTTGTGTAAATTCACCAATTATGAAATGTTACACGTGGAACGATTGCAACGTCGGGCAATGGCAGCAAATCCAAAGCATATTTGGAGAACGTGGCAACTCATGGCTCGATAATGTTGTTCGTCCGGCGGCGATCATCATGGATAGAACCGAACATGAACTCGATTCATTATCTACCGCTGAAATCGTTGAGGTCGGAAAGCAAATCGCGTTCGTGCATACCGCCGTACAACCGGAGGCGCAACGCATCATAGAGGTACGCGGAAAGCGGTATCGATGCGTCTACGATGTGACGATGATGCCCGCCGCGAGGTATATCGAAAGCAAAGTATTCGGACAAGACGTTCACAAGGAACTCCACAAGGTTGCAGCGTGTATGGTGATCCCGCAGAAGCGGCATTGGTTGTTCGGTTGGATCGATGACAAGTACGATGCCGCAAAACATAGCGAATATGCCGAGGATATGCTCCACGCTCCGATTACCGCCGTACTCGGCTCTGTTCTTTTTTTTTGCGACGTATATCTGACGTTGATAAACAATTCCCGGGTCTTTTTGGTGAAGGAGTTGATGAAACGCCAGAATCTTCCGGTGGCCGAGGCGGAAGCATTCGTGAACGATTTATGCAGCGTTATGGGTGGCATTATACGACCGAACGCGTCGCGGATTACCTCCGAATCCCAATGACGGACGCATGGGAAATCCCGACGTTGGAATATTTAAACGCGGTTGCCTACTTAAAAGCGAAGGCGGAGTTCGAAAAGGCCGCGCTGAAATGACATGGCGAAATCCTTAAAACAAGTCCAAGACGAACTACTGACGAGCGGATATCTCGACACGCTTGCCGATGATCCCGTCGATCCGGCATCGGCTCCGACGAATAATGCCGTTTCGGATCTCATCATAAAATTGGCCGGGGAGTTCATCATCGCCGTTCAGGAAAACCTTGATCGACTCGGCAAGGTATCAACCGGAGGATTGACGGACGGGGTATCTGCCGGAGATCTGGTTCAATCCGGATCAACGTACACCCTCGAAATCGGATATGATAAAAATGATCCCTCCGCGAAATATTGGGATTTCGTGAATAAAGGGGTGCGCGGTATCCGTTCCGGTCAACCCTCATCTTCGCCGTATCAATTCCGCAAGTTATCTGCGCCGCCCGTAATGGTCGAGGCCATTAAAGGATGGTTGCGGGTAAATGGTATCGCGGCAAGGAATGAGGATCAACGCGAGGATTTATCGCGTTTGCAACAGAAACGCCGCAATATCGCCGCCGAACAAGATCCGCAAGGGGATTTCGCTTACGCCATAGCACTCGCTATAAAACGGCGCGGATTGCCTTACACGGGATACTTTGATCAAGCGGTGAACGCTTATTTCGGGAAAACATTCGCCCAAGCCGTCGCCAAGGCCGCATCATTTGATGTCCGCGTCGCCGTCCGTAAGTTCAATCCGGCTCAAAATGCCTAATTAATGGCATGGCAATTACTATTGTGCAATCACCGGAAAACCGGGCATCCATGCACGACGACCTTTGGCACGTCGTCACATCCAACAATACCGGACAAACCGGATTCAAGTATGTATTTGACGTTTACATATCGACGACGCTTGTCGCCCGGATAAAATTATTCCCTGATCCCACGGAGGATTGCGGAACGTTCAATGCCGGGAACATTATACGGAATTATTGGACGACCTACTTTAAGCCGAACACAACGCAAACCGCGTTCTCGCACTCGACGAATGGCATATACGTCGCCTATACGATCAAATTCGGCGAGGAATACGGCGGAACGCTTTACACTAACCTGACGACCGCGAATTACGAAGCGTTCAATTTCTGCAACCCGATTTTCCGAGATTGGTCAACGTCGTATCTGGATACATTCACCGGGAAGTGGCTCACTGGTCGCGATCGTTCCGCATTGACTTGCGGATACTCTGAAAAACTTTTCGTGTCGTGGTTTAATTACGGATTTCCGGATGTATCGCAAGTCCTGAAAGTCACCGTCGATTCCGGATCCGAGCAATCCGGGACGGGCAACTTTACCAACGCGCTGCAAATCTTCGACGTATCTCCGGGCGCGATTAACACGTATTTCGGATCGACGGTCATACCGTCCACGGCGACGCAATACCGCGTCCGGATCAATTCCGGCGATTACCTCACGATCAAATTAGCGTGTAACCGATATGAAGTCGAAACGCTGCATTTCCTTAACTCGCTTGGCGGATATGACACAATGACATTTCGGCTCGTCAACCGGGAGGAACGAACCGCGACGCGGGAATCGTACCAACGTCCGGGATGGGAGGTCGTATCGGATACGGTTGCGCGGTATGATTCGTATAAAAAAATGTATGCCGGACGCGTTAATCATGTCATTTCGCAAGGCGTGATATTCCGGCTCACATCCGATTTCCTCACGGAAACCGATCACACATGGCTCCGGGATCTAATCATGTCGCCGGAGGTGTACCTCGAAAAATCGGGATATTATTACCCAGTCACGATTGGCACGAATAATTGGGCGGAACGTATCCGGACGGTCGATAAAATGTTCAACCTGACGCTCGATGTCAACTATTCACGCCCGGTAAATTCGCAATATCGATGAGGACGGAAATATACATTGAAGGCCGTCGGCTCGATCTTACGCAAGATTTGTCCGTCGAGTTTACATATCAAATCGACGACGTAAAGGAGTTCGCATCTCGCGAAACCAACTTTTCCAAAACGGTCGTACTCCCCGGCACGGCGAATAACAATAAACTTTTCGGTTTCGTTTTCGAGTTCGGAAGTCAAAACGCATACGACGAAAACACGGCGAACCGGGGGTATAATTTCAACGCATCGAAGGCAGCGACTTGTTACGTGTACGTCGATAAGATCCAGATCATGAAGGGCGTCATTCGGCTACTCGAGATCGTCCGCGATGGCGGGGAAATCGAGTACGAATGCGCAATATTTGGCGAGTTGGGCGGATTCATTAATGCGCTCGGTAACGGCAAGATTGAGGATCTCGATTTCTCGGCATACGATCACGAATGGACGATGGCGAACATAACCGGGTCATGGGAGCCGACGACCGGGATATCCGTTTCGGGTGTGACGCTTACGGGATATTATCCGGCGTCGGGATACTTTTATCCACTCGTCGATTACGGAGGTGTGTCCACGAACAAAAAGGATTGGGATTTCCGGGCATATCGTCCGGGGTTGTACGTTAAAGAATACCTCCGGAAGATCATCGCCGGATCCGGGTACACGTATGAATCGGATTTCTTTGATACGCAATTGTTCCACCGCCTCGTCGTGCCAAACAATCAAAAGGTACTGAAGCGACTCACCTCGACGGGTTTATCCGTCGTCGCGGATGCCGCAACCTACACGAACGTCGGCAACATTTCATGGGAACCCGGATCGCTCGGAGATTTCACGTTGAACGCTCCGGACACGATATTCACGTACAACTCCGCCACGCCGTTCACCGGAACGCTCGAGGTCGTACTCATGGGAGAAGTATTGCAAGCCGGAACATCATTGGAAATCGAAATCCGGAAAAACGGAACGTCCATTTATACGCATATTAACTCCGCGAACCTCAACGATGTTGTGTCGGTGAACGCCTCGATCGGCAACGTGACGTTCAACCAGAACGACACGCTATCAGTTTACATCGACACCGACATTCGGGGGTTGGGCATTCAAATAACTGAGGGTACGCTGACGCTGATCTCCGCGACACCGACCTATGTAACGCTCGGTTACGGCGATGAAATCGCGATCAATGACACGATCCCGCGCGGAGTGTTTCAACGCGATTTCTTTTCCTCGGTCGTGAAAATGTTCAACCTATACGTGACGGAATCGACATCGCGGGAAAAACATCTCATTATCCAACCATACCGCGATTATTACGAAGATGCGTTGACGGTATTAGCGACGGATGATTTCACAACGATTTTCATGGTGGATCAAACCAACGCGCTATTGTTAGAGGATGGATCGACAACCTCCCGCGATTGGACGTATCGGCTCGATCGATCCAAGCCGATCCGCCTGAAACCAATGTCGGAACTCAATGGCCGATATTTCGAATACAAGTACAAACCGGATGCGGATTATTACAACGAGCAATACCTGAAAAAATTCGGGCAAGGATACGGGGACTATCTCGAGGATTCCGGATACGAGTTCGCGAAAGAAAAGCAAACGGCGGAACTGATATTCTCCGCATCCGCGTTGATTGGTTACACCGGGGAGGATAAAAAGGTGTCGACGGTGTGGAAGTTGTCCGGCACGACGGAGGATAAAACGGAGCATAATATCCGGATCCTACAAATCAAGAAGAAAACCGGGGTCACATCTTACGATGTAAAGGATGGCGGAACCGTAAAGCAATCGCTCACGACGTACGGATACGCCGGACACCTCGACGATCCGGATACGCCACAATCGGACATTAATTTCGGGACACCGGAGGAAATTTATTTTAACCTCACGAATCAATATCCATCGGCTAATTTGTTCACCGGATTTTGGTTCGACTACGTCGCAGAAATCACGGACAAGGATTCCAAGTTGATGACGGCGTTTTTCCGGCTCAACGAAATGGACATCTACGGACTTGATTTCGCCCGGTTGATATACATCGACGGCGCGTTGTGGCGATTGAATCGGATCATCGATTTTAATCCTTTGAGCGGCGAATCGACGAAGGTGGAGTTATTAAAAGTCATGGAACTTTCATACGAATAAGATGGCGGAGGAAAAAGTAGGTATAAAAATAGAGGTCGACGGTTCGCAAGTCACGAAATCGGTCGGGAACGTCCGGAAGGAATTAAAAGAGGCCAACGCGGAACTCGTCCGGGCGCAACAAGAGTTCGGCGACTATTCGGCGGAAGCGGTGTCGGCTGCAAAGAAGGTCGCTCTACTCCGCGATCAAATATCCGAAGCGGCGGAAACCGCGAAACTATTCGACCCCGGAGCAAAGTTCGCGGCATTCAGCGGCGCGATTAACGCCGTCGCCGGGGGGTTTGCCGCCGTTCAAGGCGCGCTCGGATTGGTCGGCGTGGAATCCGAAGATCTTCAAAAGCAACTCCTAAAAGTTCAATCCGCGCTCGCGTTATCCGAGGGATTGTCAAAGGTCACCGATTCCGCGAAGGATTTTCAACGATTGAACGCCGTCATTCAGCAAACATCGGTGTTTCAAAAAGGACTGGCCGCCGCGAATCTTGCAACCGCAGCCGCTCAACGCGCACTCGGCATCGCTACCGTCACAACGTCATCCGGGTTCAAAATATTGCGCGGTGCAATCGTCGCCACGGGTATTGGTGCGCTCGCCATTGGGTTAATCGCGCTTGTCCAGAATTTCGACAAGGTTAAAAAAGCGGTGATCGATTTTATTCCGGGATTGGGTGCGGCGGCGGATGCCATCGGGCGAGTTTACAACCGGATCACCGATTTCATCGGCATATCCTCCGAGGCACAACGCCAGACGGAGCGCGTACTCAAAGCCAATGCCGCAGCCATAAGGGCAACGGAGCGCGAACTCGACGTAAACGGCGACAAGTACGACGAATACACGACGCGGAAAATTGAGGCCAATTTAAAGTATCGGAAATCATTCGAGGAACTCACCAAGGACGAAAGCCTATCGATTGCCGAGCGTGATAAATTCATCGCGGAGGCGCGGGCAAGAGCGGATCGGGACATCGCAAAAGCGGACGCGGATCGGCAATCGTCGGTCGATAAGGCGAACAAAGAAGCGGCGGACAAGGCGGCAAAGGTCGCAAAAGAGGCGGCGGATAAACGGAAGGCGGCGCAAAAGGAACAACAACAAATCCAAGATGAGGGGCAAAAGGAACTCGCCCAACTTATCAACGATAACGAAAAGGCGATCACGGAAACGTCGATCGAAAACGAAAATGAGCGGGCGAAAAAACTGATCGACATTCAATTAAAACAGGATACCGACCGCGTTAATGCCACAAAATTATCCGCCGAACTAAAAGCAAAAATCGTCGCCGAACTCGAAAAAAAAGCGCAAATCGAACGCGATAAAGTTCAGAAAAAAATCGACGACGACGAAAAGCAACGCGCCGAAGAAACGGCAAAGCGTGTCGCGGAAATCCGAACGGAAATTGTTGAAAATAGCATCACCGATGAAACCGAACGTCGATTGTTCGGGATTCGCGCAAAATACGCTGTCGAGATTGCGGAAGCGCAAAAGGGCGAAGGCGATGTCGCTGCATTGGTTGCGGCATTAAAGGAGCGGCAACAACAAGAGGAGGACGCAATCGAAAAGGAGCGAAAAGAAAAGAAAGCGGCGGAACGGATTGCGGAACTCGAAGAAATTATCGGGAATAATGAACTCGATTTCGGTCAGCGTGAGGATGCTTTGGCGGAATTAAGAGATTTGAACCAAAGGTATCTCGATGCCGATATCATTTCAAAGGATCAAAATAATAAATTATTAAAGAAAATCGCAGATGCCGAGGTCGCGATCGACAAAGAAAAGTTCGAAAAGTTAAAAGGAAACCTCGCGGATTACGCTCAACTTTTGAATCAAGCGTCGGAATTGGTTGGTAAAAATACCGTGGCCGGGAAGACGGCGGCAATTGCAGCGGCGACCATCAATACTTTTCTTTCGGCATCGAATGCATTCAATGCAATGTCAAAGGTTCCGCCCTCTCCGTTCGTCGGTATTGCCGCGGCGGGTTTGGCTACCGCCACGGGAATAAAGCAGATCCGCGAAATCGCAAAGGTTCAGGTTCCCGGCGTTGGCAGTGGTGGCGGAGGATCTGTTCCGTCGATTCCCGCGCCATCGGTAGGCGGATCTCTCCCCGGCATGAATGCAGCCGCACCATTGGCACCGGATCGCCCGTCGGCGCAAGTATTCCGTCTCGACCAACAATCGATACAAGGCATAAATTCCACGACGCAGCGGGCATACGTCGTCGAATCCGACATAACATCGTCACAAGAGCGGGTATCGAGATTGAACCGCGCGGCACGATTGGGGTAATCGAACTAATTAGAAAAAAGAGCATAGCATGAACGAAGATTT